AATTTCTTTATTTCACCGATAGCTTTTCTTGCTCTACCACCAGCTGCTTTTGTACCTTTTTCTGAAAATGTTGTATGATTTTCTTCAAATTGTTCAAATAGTTCTTTTATTTCATTGTATAAATTGCTTGTTGACATTTTTCTTTCTCCTGTAACTTTGGTTAAACTTCTATTGCTCGTCTAAACCAACCTAACCAAAATTTCTCTTGATTTGGTTTGTCTATAACTATGTTAGCAAATCGTAACACACGATATGCTCTTACTACATCTACACTTATGTTTTGTATAGATTTTAGAGTAGCTGGTCCTATTCCACCATCTACATCAATTTTATTTCTATTTTTTGAATTAGCAGCTTGTTGTAATACCTTTACAGCACCACTTCTACCGAAGTTAACACACATATCAAAGTATATATGTCTTAATTGTGGAGGAACTTCATCACACTTACCTCGTCTCCAATAGTCTGTATGATATATTGTTTTTGCTTGTTCTTTTGTGAGATTTTTTATATCGACACTTGGATACCATCGTTTAGCAATACCATATTTGGTTTCACCACCTGAATCATCTGGGTCGTTTACATAACCACCTTCGTGGTCTAAAACTATATCTATTATTTCATTAAATGTTTTTAATTGTTTTTCTTTTACCATTTTTAATAACCTCTTAAATATATTACATAACATTTCATATATAAATATATACAAAAACAAAAAAACCCTTAATATTTCTTCAAATTCAAGGGTTTTTTATTTTCAAACTTTTTTACTTATTAGAACTCAAGGATACAGAAATCCATTCTAACAGTCACAGATATTTCAACAGGGTCACTTGATGAAAAATCTAAGTCCCCAAAGTTAGCTGCTGTAATAAAAGCTCCTTTTAATTTCCAAGTTTCAACAACATCACCAACAGGACCTAATACTTGGATATCAATATCTTTTTTATAAAAATCTGAATATCCATCTCTACCAGTTACTGATTCGTGGTGTAATCTTACCCACTCCATTATTGCTTGAGCTCCACTTGGTACTACAGGGTCGTATAGAGTAAACTCTATCGGCTCCCAAGTAGCTTTTCCCTTTACATATCTTTTAACATTCATATGATGAAGTTCTACTTCTTCAAAAGATATATTAGGTCTACCAGTTGATTTTATTAAATAGCCTGGAATACCATCTATAGACATTACAAAACGATTTTTCAATTTCGGTTCGAATGGTGTAAACATCGCTTGATTTGCGTCAATCAAAGTTGCCATACTTTTTCTCCCATAATTTTAACAATTTAACAATTAGGTTAAACATTATATATTTTCATATATAAATATCATAAAAGATAAAAAAAAGGGAAAACTTTATGTCTTCCCTTTAGTTTATTGTATTTTTTTTTCAATTATTCAGGAAATGTTGCACCTGTAGGTTGAACAGTGAAATCTAACACTATAAATTCGGCTGTTTTTGTAGGTTGTAAGAATATTTGACCAAACAATTGATTTCTATCAACTACATCTGGAGTATTATTCGTCTCATCCATCACAACTTTAAAAGCGTTTAGTCCACTTTGAGATTGAACTTGTTCAAAGAATGGATTAGCTATATTCAAAAATCTTTGTCTTGTTTGAGCGTTGTTTTGTTCAAACAATAAGAACCTTGATGAAGCAGCTACGAACTTCTTAACTCTAATTAATAGTCGTCTTACATTTACTCTATCAAGAGCTGAATCTTTCTTCTGTAATGTTTTTTGTCCCCATACACAAACACCCTGTGCTGGGAATGTTGCTATTGGATTGACATTAGACTCATATAATGTGTCCCTATTACTTTGTGTTAATTTTCTTTCAGCTTGTGTAGCTGTAGAAATTGTACCACGATTTAAACCAGCTGGAGCAAACCAGGGATGACCAAGTCTGTCATTGAGTGAATAAACACCCGCTACAGCAGAGGATGGTGGTATCCAAACAGTTTTTCCAAGTGATAAATCAGGTACTTTGACCCAAGGCCAATAAGTAGCTGCAAAATTTGAATCCATTGCTTTAGATTGAGCTGTTACAGTATTAAGAGTTGTTGTACCATATGGTACAGTATCAACTACTACAAAAGCATCACCTCTTTGTTCACAGACATCAATAGCTTTCGTAACAAGTGATGTATGATTACCTAAACTTCTAATAATTCCTGGTATGAATAATAAATTAAAATCATATTCGTCATTATTTGATAATAAATTTAAAGCTTTAGTATATTGGTCTTTAACGGCTGCTACACTTAAATTAAATCCTTGAGTGTTTGTATCACTTATGGTTTCATTAAAGTTTATTGGATGTGATGTAGTACCATCAGTACCACCAGCAAATCCTCCACCAAGTGAACCACTATTTGAACCACTATGGAATGTTGGTAAGGAAGCTGATAATTCACCTAACCTTATACTTCCGTTTTCGTTAAGATAGTCTACAGTATTTTGTAGAACTTCAACTCTAACGTATTTAGATTTATTTGGATAATCACCAACATATTGTAAAAATGGGTCAGAAGCTGTTCCACTTAATGTTAACCTAGCATCTCCAATCATTTTTCCTATATAATTATTTGAATTTGGGTCTAAACTTAAATCAGAAAAATTCTCAAGAACTTGTTTTCTTTTAAAAGTATCATCACCTCGTCTAATCAGAAGACTAAATGTTCCTTTTTTCTGATTTAAACTTGCAATCTCAAATCTTAAATTATTCATTGTACCACTACCTAACACACCGTTAGTTCCGTGAGTACCTTGACTATTCATTATATCTCCGTCACTTAATGTGTGTAATTTAAATACGTCTTTCATTACACCATCATTAAAATCTCTACCTCCGGATAAACTTTTTGTAGTTACACCAGATACACCTGATAGAGCCACATACATACCTTCTCCATTTATTACATTTAATGAACCACCGTGAGTAAGTACTGATGTACCACCTGGTTTAGTATCTTGAAGTACAGAAACACCGAAAGCTCCTGGTGTAAAGAATGGTGCAGCTGCCTCACCTGGATTTAAACTTGAAGTTATACTAACTATCGCCGCTGCTGAACTCGCCGTTATATTTAATTTGTGTAAAGATTGACTTGCACTGTTATTTATAGTATTTGCAAAATTAGTTGCTGAAAGAGTTAAAGTTGAACCTGAACTAATATGTATTAATGACGTTGAATTTACACGCGGTGCAGCTGAACTTGTAAATTTAAATTTAACTGCTGTTCCTCCAGCCGGAGTAAAAGAAGCTGACGCATCAGTTCCTACGAGTGAAAGACTTGGACCAACTACAGTTATACTACCGGTGTGTGGACTACCTCCACCTACAACACCTGGGTCTACAGAAGAAGATATAGTAGCTGATGCATGAGAAAATCCTGAACCCATTATTCTAACTACAGTTAATTTCTCAGCGTTATCTAAATAGTTTTTAGCTGTGTGTGATGTTAAATATTGATAGTAACTACTACCACTTTTAAACACATCACCAAATTTTTCTTGGTACTCAGCGTACGAACTAACTACTGTTGGAGTTAAGGCCGGACCTTTGACTGTCGGACCAACTATAGCAGCTCCTATGTCACCAACTGCTGCTGGTAAAAAGGAAGCGTCTATTTCATTTGTAAATACACCTGGGGATACTATTTTTTCCGCCATTTATTTTCTCCTATATATTCTTATTCAGGAAATGTTGCACCTGTTGCTTGAATTGTAAAATCTAATACCACAAATTCTGCTGTTCTTGTTGGTTGTAAAAATAATTGTCCGTATAGTATGTTTCTATCAACTACATCCGGAGTATTATTTGTCTCATCCATTACTACTTTGAAAGCACTTAATCCACTTTGTGATTGAACTTGTTCTAAATATGGGTTAGTTATATTCAAGAATCTCTGTCTTGTAGCTGAATTATTTTGTTCAAATACAAGGAATCTTGAAGAAGCTGCTATAAACTTCTTAACTTTAATCATTAATCTTCTAACATTTACTCTATCTAAAGCACTTGACTTTTTCTGTAATGTTTTTTGTCCAAATACTACAACACCTTGACCAGGAAATGTAGCTATTGGGTTAACATTTGATTCATATAAATCATCACGATTTTTTTGAGTTAATTTTCTACCTGCTTGTACAACAGTATCTAATCCACCACGATTCAATCCAGCAGGAGCGAACCAAGGCGCTGCTATTTTATCATTAAATGCATAAACACCAGCTATTTCAACTGATGGTGGCACCCAACGTAATTTACCTGTTTGACTATCATTTATTTGTACCCAAGGCCAATAAACAGCTGCATAATTTGAATCTCTTGATTCAGCTTTATCTGTAACAGTCAATAAATTTGTTGTACTATAATCAACGACATCATAAACAAGGAAACAATCACCTCTAGCTTCACACACATCTACAGCTTTTGTTATAATTCCTGTATGACCACCACCCAAACTATCTACAATACCTGGTATTAATACCATATTAACATCATACTCATCGGCATTACTTATAAGTGCTAAAGCTTCCATATAAGAACTACCACCATCTTGAGCTGTTGTGGATGATAAAACATATCCTTGTGAATCTGTTGAACTTATGTCGTCATAAAAACTATAAGCTGTTGATATACCACTTGACGCTGATACATTACCCAATACATCAAATCCAGCAACACCATTCAGAGCTCCGTGAAAAGAACCCTCAAGTGAACCACTACCTAAACCAGGTAATGAGGCTGTAGCGTTATTATCTCTAATATCACCATTCTCATCAAGATAGTCTACAGTATCATTTACATTAGAAATAAAAACATATCTTGATTTATTTGGATATTCTCCATTATAAGATAGATAAGGGTCAGAAACTGAACCTGCAAATGATTGAAATTGGTCTCCTATCATTTTTGATACATAATTATTTGAATTTGGGTCTAAAGATAGATTATTCCAAGTTTCTAAAATTTGTTTTCTTTTTATAGTATCATCACCTCTTCTAATTAAAAGAGTAAATGTACCTTTATCAGGATTAGTACTTGAAATTTCGTATCGTATATTGTCCTTTGAACCTGATAATAAAGTATTATTTGAACCAGACCTAGCTCCTGCAGTTCCTCTATTGTTTAAAATAGCTCCATCAGCTATTGTATTTAAAGTAAATGAACGATTACCTGCATTTATATTATCATTTATTTGTGAAGACCCGGTGTGTTTCAATCCACTACCAGTACTAACTTGAGCTGTTGCTCCTGAGAAAGTTCCATCTAAAATTCTAACTACGGTTAATTTATTTTGATGTTTTAAATAACCTTCAGCTGTATGAGATGTGAAATATTGAAATATTTGTGAACCACTTTTAAATGTAGAACCAAATGTTTCTACAAATTCGGCGTATGAACTTACTACTGTTGGAACAAGAGCAGGTCCTTTCACAGTAGGACCAATTAAGGCTGCACCGATGTCACCAACGGCTGCCGGTAAAAAAGATTGGTCTATTTCTTTAGTAAATACTCCAGGGGATACTATTTTTTCTGCCATTTAATTTCTCCAAATTCTTGTAATAATAGGTAAATAGGGGTCAAATTCATCATATATAAATATATGAACAAACCGCCAAACCTATCAAATATTTTTTAAGAATTAATGTTTTTTTATTAATCTTTTGTTGTTTTTACTTCTTCGGTTGGTGTAAATGTTCCAGTCTCCATATTTAGTTGACCATCACCATATTTTTTTGTAATATTATCAACAAAACTTTTTTCTTCTGCTTGAGTTATTGAATATTTTTCTATAAGTTGAGCTTCTATATTATCGAAATTTTCTTGGTCTTTTTGTAATCTTAGTTTACTCATACCAAGTTGTCCAAAAGTATTTTGGATTCCATTATATGTTTTTTGAAATTCAGATATTTTTTTCATTTCATCTTCCGTAAATTTAACTGCTTCTGGCATATTATAACCTCTATTTTATTATTATTCTTGTTGTCGTATATAAATATATATTAATTTTTGAAAACGCTAACTATTTTTTATTTGTTCATCTGTCGCATCACCCTCAAACCCAAATACAACTCTTGATGGTGTTAATCTTTTTTGAACTTGATTTACTTTACCCATTATAGCTGAATTTGTTTCTTCTGGTAATAAATAAGCTTTAGTTACAACACTAAAAGTTGATTTAATAAATCTTTCACCATCTTGATTCATTTCTGAAGCATCACTAATTGAATCTAAAGTTGATATAAATTTATAATTATCATTTTTTCCCCAATAAGTATTATTTTGTTCCATAAATGTTTCAACCAATGGATTCATTTGTTCTATAAAGTTTGTCCAAAGTACAAATTCGTAATTAACATTAACAAAATTTGGTATAGTAGTAACTAAGTTTTGATGAATAGCTTTGTTTCCAACTTGAACATTAAAGTTTGAATATCTATTTTGTTTAGACCATCCATTATTTCTAACAATTTCTGTATATTTTCTTCTAATATCGTGTTCATATCCTGGTATCATATCACTTTTTTCAACTGATGTTCTTTTTAACATAATGAGTGGTAAAATTAATGAACCATTTTTATCTCTCATTACTCCTCTTTTACGAACAGATTTCCATCTTTCCTCATTACCATACATTACAGTGACTTTAACAGTTTCATTTGCATCTTGAACAGTTGGTCTGATAACATCTTTTATATAAGAAAAAACAGATGTATCCACATCTTTAAGTGTTATAGAATATTGTTTAGATAAATCAACTCCAGGAATTATCTTTTGAGTTTCATTACCTCCACTTCGAGTATTGATGTTTCTCTGAGATGTTTGGGTTTCTCTATTAATTGTTGTTTTATCAACTAATTGTTTGTCTGTTATTGGTTTAATGGCCATTTATAAATTCCTATTAAATACTATGTGAGTGACATCCTATACCAGGTGGACAAGCTATTTTTATTTCACTATTAACTATTTTGTGAACGTGACCATCTATATGAGCTGCTGTATGACCGTTTCCACTATTATCCATTATAGCTCTGTGTTGATGTCTACCTTGTCCTGTTGGACCACCTCGTGTTTTTCTGGTATTACCTCCAACAGCGTTAGTTGGTACAGAACCTTTTCTTACACTTTGAATATCAATTTGATTTGTTCTAACTTCACTATTCATTGGTACTATACCACCAGTTTGCATTTTTCTTTTATTACTTACATTTCCACCTTTTTTATAACCACCTGATGATGACATTGGAACACAACCACCATTTGCACCCATCATCATTCCAGAAGGACACGATTGATGCATTCCACCGTGACCCATTCTTTTTGGTCTAGCTTTTGCTGTTACTCGATTTTGTACCGGTCTTCCACCTTTTCTTCGTGTAGGAACAGGTTTTGTTCTTCTAATATTATTTCTTTTCACGACTTTTCCTCCATTTTTAAATTGACTTGGACTTGGTAATTGTCCAGCTTCATATCCACCTTGATGATATGATGTTTGTGTACTATTCAATTCATCTAAAAATTGTTTTCCTACTGCATCTACAGTTTGTGCGTTTACAATATATTCACCACCTTCTAATTCTATTGGGTCTGTCCCTG